TTTAATCTAACCAAAATCTCGATAGCTTTTTCATTTATCCGCTATCATCGCGGCTTACCCTGATTGTAAACATAGGGATTGTTTTTATTTGTTAGTTCAACATTTTCTTCAACCAGTCAGCAGCTTCTTTGTCTTCTTCGCCGTCCTCGTCATAAACTGCTTCAACGGCTACCGTTTCGTCCTCGATCGACCAGCTCGGCGCCGTCCAGTAGTCACCCTTGTCCTCGACGATCTCGGCGTCGTATGCGATAACGGCCGTAATACCGTTACTCTCGATCTCGAAGGTCTCGGCTTCGCCGTTGAGCTTCGTAATGTACGCTGCCGCCTGCTTGGCGAGGTTTTGCATCGTGGTATAGGTTGCCGTTGTCATAGTTATTATAGCTATTGGTTTTATTTTCTGATGCAAATATAAAGCTATAAATTTAATTATGCAAATAAAAATTAAAGTTTTTGCTATTATTTTTGTAGAAAAATAAAGTTATAGCTACATTTGTACCAACACCAAACATTTAAAGCTATGGATATAAAGAGATCAATAAAAGCTAACGGCTTAACTGTTAAAGAAGTGGCCGAAAGAATGGGAATTACACCCGTAGGACTTAGCCAACATATTAATGGGAATCCGAGTGTAGAAGTGCTTGAACGTATCGCCGCTGCTATTGGCTGTAACGTGGGGGATTTTTTCGCCCCTCAGCCGACGAACACGATAATGTGTCCGAAATGCGGTACGGTGTTAGAGGTCAAAGAAAGGAAATAATCATGGAGCAAGAGTTGATCCTATACAATTCGGTGGATGGGAAAAGTCGCGTATCCTTATTAGCACGCGACGGTTCCGTTTGGCTCAATCAAGCACAGATCGCAGAACTTTTTGCCACCTCTGTTCCCAATATCAGCCAACATATAAATAACATATTAAAAGATGGTGAGTTACCAGATGAATCAACTATTAAGGAATACTTAACAGTTGCCCCAAACGGCAAATCGTATCAAATAAAATTTTATTCACTGGAAATGATTTTGGCAATAGGTTTCCGCGTCCGATCCATCCGTGGCGTGCAATTCCGCCAGTGGGCAAACCGCAATCTCGCCGAATATCTCCGTAAAGGCTTCGTTATCGACGATGAGCGCCTGAAAAACCCAGACGGCCGCCCCGACTATTTCGACGAGTTATTGGATCGCATTCGGGATATACGTGCCTCGGAAAAGCGATTTTATCAGAAGGTGCGCGATCTGTTTGCATTGAGCAGCGATTACGACACGACGGACAAGGCTACGCAAATGTTTTATGCCGAAACGCAAAATAAGCTCCTCTATGCCGTAACAGGACATACATCCGCGGAGATCGTGATGCAACGAGCCGATGCAAATGCTCCCAATATGGGGCTTACCTCCTGGAAAGGTGCCGTAGTACGCAAGCAGGACGTTATTATTGCTAAAAACTACTTGACACACGACGAACTCGATTCTTTGAACCGGTTGGTTGTGATCTTCCTCGAAACAGCCGAGTTCAGGGCAAAGAGCAGGAAAGACCTTACGATGGGATTTTGGAGGGAGAACGTAGATAAAATTCTGGTATCGAACGATCAGCCCCTTTTACCCAATGCCGGTACGGTTGGCAAAGAGCAAAAAGACGCATTCGCCTACCAGGTTTATGAAGAGTTCAACGCCCGCAGAAAACGTAAGGCCGCAATCGAAGCCGATCGGGAGGATATGGAACAGTTAAAGGAGCTGGAATCCGAAATCAAACACCGAAAATAAGACCTGCCTGCATTGCGGGAAATTGATAACCATAAAGGTGGAATAACCACAGCGACACGACGATATGGAACTGCAACCCATCCAAAGCAAAATTTACGAAATACGAGGCCAGCGGGTGATGCTGGACCGTGATTTGGCGGAATTGTACCAAGTAACAACAAGCGCTCTCAATCAAGCGGTAAAGCGTAATATCGAACGCTTTCCGCCCGATTTCATGTTTCAACTGACAGATGCCGAAACTGAAAATTGGAAATCACAAATTGTGATAACCAATTCCATCACGATGGGTTTACGCCGCAACCCCTATGCGTTTACCGAGCAAGGCGTTTCTATGTTATCGGCTGTTTTGAAAAGCTCCGTTGCCATACAAGTAAGTATCGCTATTATGCGTGCTTTCGTAGCGATGCGGAACTACATCACGACCACGACGACAGTAACGGCCGAGTTGGCCGAAATTCGGGCGAAACTGGCGTTACTGGAGCGGGTGGACGCCGACAATGCCGAGGCGGTCAGCGATCTGTCGGAAGATATGCGCAAGGAGCTTGATAATATCTACAACGCTATTGCGGCGTTGTCGGTCAAGATACCGCAGGCACGCAAACCCGCCCGCAAAATTGGATTCCAACAAGCGGAGCAAAAGGCGGAAGAGTAGCAACGTACCCGACGAACACAATCACCTGCCCGAAGTGCGGGACGGTGCTGGAGGTAAAAGAAAAGGAATAAATAAAACTACATTCCTATGACACAAAAGCAGGCCATACAGTTGTTCGAGGACCGCAAGGTGCGCACCGTTTGGGACGAGCGGACGGAGACGTGGTATTTTTCCGTTCTCGACGTGATCTCCGCTCTGACGGACACCGTGAATCCGACCGATTATTTCAAGAAGATGCGCAAGCGGGATGAAGCGCTCGCCTCGTTCGTGGGGACAAATTGTCCCCAGATAGCCATGAGGTCAGAAACGGGAGTGATGCGCAAGACGCTGGCCGGAGATGTGAAAACCGTCCTGCGGATTATCCAGTCGATTCCGTCACAGAAAGCCGAGCCTTTCAAGCAATGGATGGCGCAGGTGGCAAGCGACCGCCTCGACCAAATGCAAGACCCTGAGTTATCTATTGAGCAGGCCGTAGCCGATTATAAACGCCTTGGATATTCGGATACATGGATTAACCAACGCTTGAAAAGTATCGAAGTCCGTAAACTTCTCACTGACGAGTGGAAACGCGGGGGCGTTGATGGAACGCAATATGCCACCCTTACGGACATTATCACGAAGGAGTGGGCCGGACGTACCACGAAAGCCTACAAACGTTACAAGGGGTTGAAAAAGGAGAACCTGCGGGATAATATGACCAATGTCGAACTGCTGTTGAACTCATTGGCCGAGGCCTCTGCTACCGAACTTTCCCGAAACGAAAATCCAATAGGTTTCAAGGCCAACGCCAACGTCGCCAAACGGGGCGGTACAGTAGCTAAAGTTGCCCGACAACAACTCGAAAGCCAACTCGGACACTCTGTCGTATCACCCCTCAACGCTCGGCAATACCTCGGAACGTTGCCCGACAATCCGCCACCCGAAACAGCGCACCTTACTTCAGCGGTAAAATCGACGAAACCGATTACATGCGACACCTCAAACGAGGAGGAATAAATAGTTCTCAACTTAAAAACACAAATGAAACTAAAGTAATAAACGCATCGAATTCGATGCGTTTTAGAATATGAAATGTAATATGGAACCGTCTCTGAATATTCGATCATTTCGAATAGGCAATTTAGTGTATAACCCCCATCTTGAGCGAATTGGGTATATTGCAGAAATTACGCGTGCAGACATGACGTTATTTCATGGTGAGATGCTAATTAAGGAAGCCGGATTTTATCATGAGATTTTAGATAAAGTAGTATTATGAGATGTTAGGCCTATACGTTTGACTCCAACGTTATTGGAAAAATGCGGCTTTGAGAAAGAATTTAGCGACTGTTACCAACGATTTGACTACTATATCATCCCCCGTGTGATATGCTTATCTCCTAAAAAAGAAGGGTTCTGTTGGCAGGTGGAAGACGAAATCGACGATTGCAATGTGGATGTGCCCATAAAGTATCTGCACCAGCTCCAGAATATATATTTTACATTGACCGGAACGGAGCTGAATGTAGAAAAGATATATGATGCGAGAATGTAAAAAGCCGAGGGAACTCGGCTTTCTGTTTATCATTTCAAACCGACCGAATCAAAAATAGGGTACGGTTCGATATGTCATTTTCTCGGTTCATGATTGAGGCGGGATTGTGAGTTGATTATCTTTTTTAGTCGGTCTCGACCGCAATACCTCCAATATCACTCGGTCACCGTCGAGAACCAGCATCCCGTGCCGACGGGGATCACCACCTTTTGTGCGGTGCTCGGCCTCGCATTCGGTGCGGATCCGGACACAACGGAAACCTGCGGCCTCGAAAGCCGATCCGATTAACGATAGGTCGCTGCGTTTGGGGACGCAGTACATGGGGTTAATTGCCGCTTCGATGCGGCCCATGCGTTCGATGCGCTTTTTCATTTTGATTTAGCAATAAAAAACTGCGTTACGAGTTGCTCGGCTCAAAATGCAAGCCGTCGGGCGTTTCCGCTACCGAACTCGACGCAGTTAAATTTAACTGTATGTATAGATACAAAATACCCAATATGGTTGGATATGTTTGTATCGCATTTTGATTTAGCAATGCAAATATAATGATTTTGTAGGGAATAACAAAGGCGAGATTTATTCTCGCCTTTGTTTTGAAACATATATCCTATCTGATTACTTTTTTTGAAGTTTTATTTCCAGTGTTATATTATCTCCTGCTACACCCATAGACACTTCGGCAATTCCGTTTGAGATAGAATGTACTTTGTATCTGTATAATTCTTCCCCGTCTATATAAGTATATATCATATCCCCTTCAGCTTTGTATGTTCCTGAACCGTTGCCAAAATACCCGCTTCCCGAATATGTACCATTTTCATAAAATACAACAGAGAATGCAAGATTTGTGTGTGGCGGTTGGGTTATATCTATCCATTCGCCGTTACTTTGTATGGCAATTCCCTGCCATGTGCCATAAAGATTCTCAATGTCGAACTTGAACGATTCTTGCTCATCCTTTTCGCACCCCATAAAAGTAACTGCACAAATAACAGCCATCAAAAGTAAAAATTTTTTCATAACATAAATTGTATTGGTTAGATGCTGCAAAGTTACAAAATTCCCCCCCCCGCAAAATAATGAGCCTATTTTTTTGAAGTTGTGCCGAAAGTTCCGAGGTTTGTAAAAACGCTGAAGCTATGATTTGGATTTATATTTTGCTATTCGTGATTATTGCGTTGATTGTGTATTTGATCTATCTTGTTCGTTTTTGGGGCAGAACTAATATTGAATTGACAGGTGATACTTATACTGGATTAAACAATGTTCTGTGTAGAATATTGAATCAAGACAGATTAAAAAAGTAATTTACTGATTTTTTGCATTGCAATCCAAGTCCATTCAAAAATAGTGTGTCCCCAAAATTGAGAGGCGCAAATAGATATGATAGCTAATGCAATAGCCCAATGCGCTTCGCGCCTACTTATTTTTAAATTGCGAAGTTCTAAATTATCCCGTTCTTCTTGTTTGCGTTGTTCGTTATAGATGACTGCACATCCTCCCTGGTCTTTACACACTGATAAATTAGCCGCAGCTTTTAACCATATTCCACCCCCTTTTATTTCAATGACCATATGATCTTCAAGAACGCGCAGTATTCGCATCCGTTGTTCTTCATTTGGGATTAATGTTTTGACGGCATCCATATTAAAATAGGCCGGATTTCTTGATAATTCATTTAGAAAAACGTCGGCAATGTTAATGTCTCCTTTTTGTAGTTTGGCTATCATAAGGTTCATTGAATAGTAATTCAATCTGAAATTTGCATCGGCTCCTATTTTTTAACTCTTCTTTGAATGCTTATTATCAGGTGTCTGAATTACAATATATTTTTGTAATTCATTGATATACATTATTTTAGCTCCAATTTTATGGGGGGGGGATTTTTGACCCCTAGATCTGTCGGAGCAGCCGGAAAGCCTGTAGAAACGCCTGAAATCGACGCAAACAGCCTATCGTAACGAACATTAAGGTCTTCCATCAGTTTATCGGCGACCTTTACGTCTTCTTTCCGCAGTAAGGTTTCCAGATGCAATATGCTGTTTAGTTAGTTCCACGTTCTATTTTCGGCGGGCCGGGCCTCTCCCGCCGGATTTGGGGCTTCCTTTATTTCAGATAAAATTTAACGGTTGATATGAGTTGGTCCGATAGTTTGTAAATGTCAGTAAGTGCTGTAATTAAATGTTTTGTTCCTTTCTTTTCCTCGTCAAACGTTTCAACATACTTTTTCCCTCCGTTGAAATGCAAGCGACAAATAGGCTTTCGATTGTTATCATCGAAAAGGATAGCGAAATATGACTGCGCATCCCGATCTACGACCCGATCAAGATCAACGGTATTACAGAGAATAGCTCGCACGATGTAGAATCCCATAAGTTCTTCATCAGTGGTCACTATCTTATTTCCATCTTGCATATCCTCTTCATTTGCAACCGATTTCTCCGTGGAGACATTTGAGGACACCTCGACCGACGGAACGTCAGGCGTAATGGCAGATTTAAGCCTTTCGTTTATATAGTCATTCGTGTACTGTTGAAATGCCCGTTGAATCATCGGACGGAACTCGTCAATGATGTTCTTTGTTACCACTCCGTCATAAACCTGTTTAGTCATAAATTTCACAAATAAATCGGATGGATTACTACTTTCCTTGACAATCAATGACCGAAGCGCATTTATGTACTTCATTTCTGTGGCGGAATTGAGTATCATATACGTATTATACTGGTCATGTCGGAATTGCTTCAACTTCTCAATATGGCTATCCTTTAAGTTAAGCATATCTATCTCAAAGAACGGCTTATCGTCCATTTTGTTAGGAGTGTCCAGATCTGTATAGAACTGATAGTTGATTCCATTCGTTAGTACTCCAAATTTGGCCTGCGATACATGGTAGTAGCGGAATAGTTGCGCCTTGTATTTGCTTAAGTCAGCCGACCAATGTTTACACTCAATTAGCATGATCGGCTCGCCGTCCATACATACGGTATAGTCGATTTTTTCGCCTTTCTTCGTTCCATAGTCGCAAATACATTCGGGTGTAACCTCTTCCGGATTGAAAATATCGTAGCCGAGTGCTTGCAAGAACGGGAGGACAAATGAGGTCTTTGTTGCCTCCTCCGTCTTTACATTGTCTTTGAGTTTGCCGACGCGCTCAGCAAGGATTAGAAGTTCGTCTTTAAAGTCCATAGAGTTGGTTTATTTTGAATTATTATCGTCTATATATTTGAGCACGCGTTGTAGTATTTCTCCGTTTTGACGGATGATTTCTGAATTTTGGGTCAATATTATTTCGTATTGCCGATCTCTTTTCTCGAAAAACGAGATGAATTTTTGATCTTCCATACTTGAAATAGAGGGTTCGCGATTACTATAATATAGTAGTATGTATTTAGCATTTGCTTCACTCGGCTCTACCTTGCCACTTAACCATTGACCTATAATCGATTGGGATAATCCCGTGTCCTGCGATATACGATATGCCGTATAGCCCAATTCTTTAAGTAGGTTTATGGCTTTATGTTTCAAATCTTCATTCATGTCGCGATATTTTTATAATACTACATATAAGTATAAATATTTCCAATATAGAATACTTTGATATTTTATTGTTGTGCTAAAATATTTTAGTATATTTGCATTGTAATTCAATTATTGTATGACAAATTTAATTACAAATAGCGAAAAATCAAGAGGTAACAATGCTGTAGCATTGCTTTTACCCTTCGAACGGTATGTTCAAAGTATCACTAACCTTGAAGAACGCAAGCGACTTTGTGATACTTGCAAGCAGGCTATCGGTATTCGAAGCAACACTCAATTATGGAACTACCGCGTAGGCAACGTCCGGCCTGATATGCTGAAGCGACGAGAACTTGCCAAGATCATTCGCCGTCATTCCGGCGATAGCAGCTATACCGCCGACAACCTCTTTCCCGTGGAATTTTACAACAGATAGATAATATGAAACGTATTCAAAGATTTCACAAGACGAAATGTGCGGCAGAACGATATATCGCAACACTCGGTACTGATGCCCGGTTTTATCATGCGTATAAATGTACGAGCGGCAGTTATTGGGTCGGGACGGAATTAGAATGGTTGAATCGGTACTAATACATCATATGCAAACGATCCGCAATATAGAGTTTTTCAACGATCCCGAGGGAGGGGTAATGGTACGCGATACCGAAGGCGTCCATACTTACCAGCCCGAAGACAAGATGCTGACAGGGGCATTGTTTACCCGCATCGAGACCGAATATCCGAAAGCATTCAAGGCTCTCGCCGAGATTTACCGCAAGAGCCGTGCAAACGTGAACTACTACCGGTTCCTGATCTGCCACCGTTTTATTCGCTGCAATTTCGGACGGTTGGACAACAGGCAGGACATCGACGGGATGGGGCGCTTCACCTTTGAGGATGTGAGTTGTCCGATCAAAGGCGAATGCAAGTATGCCGGCATTATATGCAGCCCCGAGTTCGATACCCGATTGACCGAGCGGCAGAAGGAAGTGATGAAACTCTATATGGAGGGGATGGGCGATGAAGAGATCGCGGATATGCTTTACATATCGCCCGAGACGGTGCGCACAACGAAGCGCGACGCCTTCCGTAAGGCCGAGGTACATTCGTTGGCTGAGTTCGCAATCCAATACAAGGATAAGTTATGAAAACTCCGTGGCGATGGTGGCGGGAACGCCAAGCGACCGATAAAACATGCAAACACTTGGCGCTCATGACGGAAGATATTACAAATATCACAGACCGGCTGGTGGCGTTCGTGTGGGAAGATATTGAAAAGATCATAGACCAAATGTCGGAGGATTTGTTCCGGCCGATTGAAAGTATTAAACCAATAAAAAAGAATGTGATGAAAGATTTACTTAGCTGCGAAGGCCGGAGGTTCCGGTGTAAGATTGATGGTACTCTTGCCACAGGGATAATTCGAGTGGTAGATAAATGTGGTATTTATGCCAAAATGAAAAAAATGGGTTTCACAGCATCGACAAAAAAGGATATAAATATGCATGGTATGTTTACTCTGGAACCGAAGCAGATTTTGCTCGTCCCAATGTCAGGGTCACCGATTTCCGGGTTATTCCTATAACCGCCGAAGAGATCGAAGCCTACAAGGATTGGCAGGTGGGGGATCGACTCAGAAAAAAAGACGGATCATCCCGAACTATAGAGGTTATCTTCCGCTTCGGAGAACTCATAGTGGGCAAATTTATCGATACAAGGAGAGCTTTAACTAACTACACCTGCGATGAGCTATACGAGGATGGTTTCCGCCTCATTGTCGATCCTGCTCCTGAGGAGGAGATCGTCGAGGTGACGATGGACGAGATCGCCAAGTTGAAGGGCGTGCCCGTTGAGCGGCTGCGAGTGAAGAAGGAGGACAAATAACGACAAAGAGTGCGTGGTAGAATGGTATTACGAATCGATTAGTGGTAAAGACCAAGTGTACTCACGATGCGCTTAATGGACAGTACACCCTGAAGAGCGCAGATGTTCAAACAGAAGCTAACCGATTGAAAGGCATTCCAGACGTGGAATGTTTGCCAGTTCGAATCTGGCCGCACTCCCTAATCAATATAAAGTATTATGAACGAGCCAATTATTATTACCACTCCCGCAGAATTGCGCTCTATTGTCGCTGACGAAGTGGCGGCGATTTTGCCGAAGCTCGCCGATTTCAGGCGTAAGAATGAACCGGTAGAAATCGACAATTTGTCCGTTGAAGAAGCCGTGCGGTTTATTGCGGAGCAAGGTATCCCGACCACCCGTTCGACGATTTATAATTGGGTTTTTCGTAGGAATCCACAACGGACTGGCTCTGCTGCTTTGCCGCATTGATGGCGTCTATGAGCCGTTCGCGGGATGTCGTGACCGTGAGTCCGTCCTTTGTCACCATATCGGCATTTACCGGGACGACCCATTTCTGGTCCCCTACCGGGAAGCTGACGGAAGGCTGCGCCGGGGGAAAGTTCCCGGGAGCGGGGAAATAGGGCTGTGGCGCCTCTTCAAGCGTCGCCATGTAGTATTTGGGAGTTCCGCGCATATCGAGTACATATACCGGAGCGCCTTTGGTTAAATTCGCAAACATCTTCGGTTAATTGTTTTTTGAAAGCTCCGGAGGGGCGGTTTCCCCTCCTGAAGCCTTCGGTTTATTATTGGTTAAACGGCCCCTGTCATCAGTTGCAGGGTGTCGGTCTGTTTGTCGTAGAAGAGCTGGAATACACCCGTCCCCGGAATATCGGACACGGTGACATTGGCTCCGTTGTACGTGGTCACATTCTTGGTCACGCCGTTGGTTTCGAACAACACGGGAAGCGTGCCTGTCGTGCCTGCGGGTATTGCCTGCGACAGCTCGACCAGGACTATCCCCCTGTACCAGGAATTGGCAAAGGCGTGGTTTTGGAATGAGAACACGACATCGGCGGCATTGACCGTCACACCCGTAGTTTTGATGACCGGGATACCTCTGCGATTGACATACTGAAATGGGAATACTGCCATAGCATACCTCCTTTCCGTATTAACCCCAGAATCCGCCGTTGCCGCCGAGTCCGAACGCGGCACCGAAGCCCAGCCCGTATTGGGCGGCTACGCAGGCGGGCATCGCGTACACCTGCGGATTGGGAACCACGGTCGTAGGCGGCAGGCCGCACTCGATCTTTGCCAGCCGGTTGCTCAGATCGCCGATCGCAGCGTTGATGGGCGCTACGGCCTGGGCCTGCGACTGCATGATCGTCGCCGTCTGATGTTCTTGGGAGAGCTGCCCGGCCAATGCCGCGCTCTTGGCACGCTCGGCGTCGAGTTTGTTCTGCATCTCACGCATCTCGAGGGCACAGAAACGGTCGTTGATGACCTGCGTCTGGGCATCGATCTTCGAGCCGAGGGCATTGAACTGCGTGTTGGCGTTGCTCGTCAGGGTGTTGGTCTGATTGAGCGTTGCGAGCTGGCTTTCGTAGCCCTGGCGCTCGATGGCGGTGCGGACATCGCAGCAGCAGGAGGCCATCTGCGAAAGCACCTGTGCGTTGCCGGACTGCACGGCATTGATGATCTGCTGCGCCGAGAGGCCCGACTGTGCCTGGATGTTGCACAGAGCGGTCTGAATCTGCTGTACGGAACAGTTGAGCGAAGATGCGAGCTGGTTGATGGCGGTGCCGTTTCCCTGAATGGCATTCATCAGCAGCTGACGCCCTGCGTCGCCGTTCAGCTCGGCGGGAAGATTCGAGAGTCCGTTTCCGCGACCGCCGAAGCCACCCCATCCGTTGCCGCCCCAGAGAGCCCAGAGCAGGATCATCCACATCCACTCCCAGCCGTAGCCATTGCCGTAGCCGTTATTGCGGTTGTTTCCGTTCATCAACGCGGCCACGAGGTTGCCGTCCATTGCGCCACCGTTGTCGAACACTAAAGTTTTTTCGTTCATTGTTTTAGACTTTTACATTGTTGCGTCCGTTCGGCGGACGCTGCCGTTGAGCTCACAATGCAAAAATCGACATGAACGATGGGAGAATCAATCGTATCAGTCGCAGGTGGGACGGAGTTTGGACGCAATACGGACGAGGAGCATTTCGAACATTTTACCGCTTTGTTTGCGACGAAGATCGAATTGGGAAATCATCTTCTCTATGGGCCGTCGTGAGAAGTTCATCAGCGAGGATATGACCGGGGCGTGAAATCCCTGCCTCCAGAGGAAATAGACCAGTAAATACCTGGCATCCACGATCTCGGCGTTTTTGGCTTTGGATAGTATTCGCTCTTCCGAAATCTCCGTTTCTTGCGATACCGTGCCGAGAATTTGTCGGTAAAGTTCAGATTTGCACATATAGGATATTTCTCTTACCTTTGTTCACTCTCTTACCAAATAAAAATAAGTGCCAACACACTTGCAAAGGCTTTACAGCCCCTGTCGTGGTGTGTTGGCACCTTTATTATTAGCGGAAGGTAAGAGAGACGCTAATAAAGGCAGGGGCTTTTTTTACGCCCACCCCTGACGGGCGAAAGCTGTTAGAACAGATACTTTTTCAATGTCGGCCAAAGCAGGTAGAAGTAGATTGCCCCGACGGGAATCAACCCGGTTGCGAACAAGTTGCTGCTTTCGACCTGGCAATAGTAGAGTGTTCCTATCCCACCCACAATACAAACGAATGAGAAGAAGGCAAGGAAAAGCAGTCCGATTTTTTTAATTGTTTCCATAATTATAATTCGTTAAAAAGTTATTTCCGCCATAAATCCATACTTATGCTTCCTTGAACATAGGGGCCGTTATCGCGTGGGTCCCAGCCGAGGGATGCCGTGATATTGAACCTTCCGATGTTTCTGTGAAGTTGCCCTCCGATCCATACGCCACCCGTGCGATTAACGTAATAGACGCCTGCGGCAGGCCCGAGTTGCCATCGGTAGGGCGTTCGGATTATTTTCTGCTGCGTGATAGTACGTCCGTATGTTTCGATGTGTTCAAGGGTAGGGTGGCAGTCGCCCAGGGCTATTCCGCTCACTATGGCGAAGTAGCTGCTGTCGCGATATTCCCGGCGTTCGAATGGCAGCTGTACCGGCACACTGTCCCGGTTGGGATTTATTGTTACGGTGGTAAAGGTGGTATCCGCTGGGGCGAACAACCATTTCGGCACCTCTACCGAAATAGCCGAGGACAGTATTTTATGCGGTTGCGGTCTTTCGAAGTAGGCCGTATCGATTCGAGTATGCTCGATGATACGGACATCGACGGATCGCCTGCCGAGCCACCATCCGACAAAGAACAAGCCGGTCAGAAGGAGAATCAGGATTATTTTCCGCAGTACCATAATGAGTACGAGCTATCAACCGTTGATGAACAGATCCCAGCCGGCCATCACGTCCGTCATGCAGGCATCAACGCCATTTTCTACGCGCGACATAGCTGCGACTATCGGGATCATCACATCGCGGTTGGTTGCCGTGATCCATCCGTTTTCCGGGACGCCGGACAATTCGGATACCGTACGGATATATGCATCCGTGTCGTTCTCGCTCGGGGGTGCCCAGCGTGAAATCATCTTCCGAATGGTGTCGAGCCCGTATTTTCGGCTGTAAGTGTTCAGGCATTTGAACATCGCGCGGTATCCCCACGCCATAGATTCGAACTGCTTGAATGCAGCGTCGCGGGAAGGTTCCACCTCTCCCTTCCAATGGGTTCCGTCCTTGCGGATATTCCCGGGATTGTTGTTACGAAGTCCTCTGGTCATTTTTTGTGCTGTTTAATATATTTTCTACATCTTCAGGATTTACATTGAGTTTGCGGGCTATTTCTCCGGTCAATGCTTTTCGAAACAGACGTAAGAATGGAAAGTTCGGATTGATGATTAAAGCGTTGCCACAACTCGACCATGCTTCTGCCAGGCAAATGGCAGAACCCAGGATCACGGTCGTAATCTTCGTTTCGATACCTCCTGTCGTAACGAATTTATCGATGAAAACGAATACTACGATCAGATTGAAGTAAACTGCCAGCTTGAATATCGTAGCCCGCAGGAGTTCTGACAGGATAAATTCTCCGCGCTTTCGAGCAACGCATATTCCAAACAAAGCGTCGAAGGCTACGGCAATAAGCACCCCATAAAGTACGAGCTGGTACCCAGCGAAGAAATTCACGATGACGATCAATAGTCCTATAAGCCATCCTTGCACGGTCATAAGCGCTTCGGACAGCTTTGTAGCAATACCTTCCAACACCTTTTTCGTTTTATTAAATATTTTGTCCATAATTATTATATCTCGGTCCAGCCACCTGTTCTGCTGTTGGTCTTATAGACTTTCCCGTTTTGGATGCGTAACCCTCCATTTCCGATCCTGACCTCGAAAATATCTCCGGTGAAGATCGCATAGTTGCTGGATCCTTTCACGACGGCTACTCCGTTGGGAGCGATCAGGTTCTTGCGGACATCGGTCACGAAAGAAAAAGTAATAGCCTCGACAGCTGCGGATGCCGCGTTTCCGAGTCCTC